AATAACTTTAAAAAAGGTGGATATAAAGTGTACAGGCTTTCTACTAAAGCTTATTGTAAAGATGAAAAATTAATTTATGCAGATGAATTAAGAAATAAAATCAATTTTATTTGCCAGCAGATTAAAAGTGATATAGGGGTAGGATTCTAATTGTTAATTGATTTAAAAAAAGTATATTTCAATAATTTTTTTTCAAAACAAAGGCCAAAAGAAAGGAGTGGTAAATTTGAAATTTACTATTTCAAAGAAATGCTTTAATAAATCTTATTTGCCACAACTTGAAAACTATAATATAAGATACAATGTTTATTATGGTGGTGCTGGTTCTGGTAAATCTCATTTTGTAGTGCAAAAAATGATTTACAAATATCTTAAATATCCAGGGAGAAAAGGATTAGTAGTAAGAAAAGTTTCTAATACTTTAAGAGAATCTATTTTTGCTTTATTTAAAAGTGTTCTTGGAGATTGGAAGTTATATGAACAATGTAAAGTTAATAAAACAGATATGACTATTGAGTTACCTAACGGGAGTTCTTTTATTTTTAAAGGTATTGATGATCCTGAAAAAATTAAATCTATAGCAAATATAGATGATATCATCGTCGAAGAAGCAACTGAAGTAGATGAATTTGATTTTGACCAGCTAGATTTAAGACTTAGAAGTCAAAATGGTTTATTACAAGTCCATGTCATGTTCAACCCAGTAAGTAAAGCAAATTGGGTTTATAAAAGATGGTTTAAAGATGGATATGATAGCAAAGATACTGTTGTACTTCATACAACTTATGAGGATAATCAATTCTTGCCACAAAGTTATGTTGATGCTCTTTTAAAAATGAAAAAAACTAATCCAGTTTATTTTAGAATTTATGCTTTAGGAGAATTTGCTACTTTAGATAAATTAGTATATACCAATTGGGAAGAAAAATATTTCGATTATAGAGAAATATTGGCCAATAATAAAAATGCTAAAGCTATATTTGGACTAGACTTTGGATATACCAATGACCCTACTGCGTTTGTAGCTTCAATTATTGATAGTGTAGATAAGATAATTTGGATTTTCGAAGAATTTCAAGAAAAAGGTCTTACTAATAAAGATATAGCAGAAAGAATTATAGATAGAGGTTTCAGAAAAGAAGTTATAACTTGTGATAGTGCTGAACCAAAATCTATTGATGAGTTAAAACTTAATGGCCTTGATAGAGTGCGACCTGCAATAAAAGGTCCTGATTCTATCCTTAATGGAATTCAACTTATACAACAATATAAAATTTATGTTCATCCTAGTTGCAAAGAAATAATTGAAGAATTTAAAAATTATACATGGATTAAAGATAAAAAAACTGGTGAGTACATTAATAAACCTATAGATAAATATAACCATGGACTTGATGCTTTTAGGTATGGAGTTAGTACTGAAGTTAAGGTATATATTCCAAAAGTAAGATTATTAGATAGAAAAATTTTAGGATTGTAAGAAAGGAGGGGTACTTTGGATGAAATTTTATTACAACAAATTATAAATGATGAAGTGGAATTAAATTTATCAAATTCAAATCATATGGATTTAGTTAAGAGAAGTCAAGATTTATTCAATAAATTAAAAACTAAATATGAAAAGATGTATCAGTATTACCAAGGAAAAACTGATGCAATAGAAAATTATCAATTTATTACTTCAAGAAGTAATAATAAAATAAATCTTAATTATATTAAAAAGTTTGTAAAAGAAGAAGTTTCATATAGTGTTGGAAAAGAAATTTCTTATGAATCGTCATCAGGGAATAAGGAGTTTATAAAAGATATTAATTACACTATATCTCATTGGAGATCAAGTCATAATATTGATTTAATGAAATATATGCTTATATTTTCAGAAGTTTATGAACTTTATTATATTGATAAAGACAACAATTTTTCTTCTAAAATTATAAAGCCAACAGAAGGTTATGCTTTTACAAATGAATTTGATGAAATAATTTTATTTATACATTGTTTTAAATCTGAATTCACTAATAAAGAATTTATAGATGTATATTCTAAAAATTCTATGTGGAGATTAAATAATAAATTTGAAATTATAAAAGGGCCAGTAAATCATATTTTCAAAAAGGTTCCTGTAGCTCATGGAGTACTTTCATATGAAAGAGAAAATGATACAATTTATTCCGATATCAAGGGCTTACAAGATGCTTTTGAAACAAATTTATCTGATATCTCAAATGAAATAAGTGATTTTAGAAATGCTTATTTAAAATTCTTAAATTCTCAAGTAGATAAAGAAGATGTTGAGAAGATGAAAGAATTAGGAATCCTTCAATTTAATAATCCAGATGGTAATGCTGAATGGCTAATTAAAAATATAAATGATACATTTATTCAAAATACATTAAATACTTTTGAAGATAAGATTTATCAAATTGCTTGTCATATAAATGCTAATGAAAAGATGCAAAGTAATACTTCTTCTTTAGCATTAAGAGCTAGATTAAATAGTATGGAAAATAAATGTACTCTTAATACTAATGCACATAAAGATATTCTTAAATCAAGAATACAATTTTTAAGTATTTATCTAAGAGTTAAAAAAGGAAAAGATTATGATCCAAAGGATATAACTCCTAAATATACAGCTAATATTCCTCAGGACGATTTAATGACTGCCCAAATTCTTGCACAAGTTCCAGAAGGAACTATAAGTAAAGAAACTGGAAGAGCTCAATTTAGTTTTATTCCTAATGCAATAGTTGAAGGAGAAAGAGTAGCTAAAGAACAAAAAGAAGAAATAGATAAACATCCTGATTTACCAGGTGGTGGAGAAGATGAATAACTTTGAGGATTTTGTTAAAAGCTTATTTGAAAATTCTTATTTTAACCTTGAAGAAATAAATAAGAAAAAAGAAGAAGATAAAAAAGAGCTTTTAAATGAAATTGGATGGCTGCTATTAGTATATTACATTGAAAATGGATTTTTGAAAATTCCAAAATCAACTCAAAATAAACTTTCTAATAAATTATCTAAAAAAATATTAAATATGTTTTCCAATGAAACAGAGCAGGAAAGAGCTACAGTAACGGAAATATTAGAAAATACGTTACATGAAAGCTCTATTTTTTATGATTTAGAATTTAAGGTTGAATTAAATAAAGATGCTAAAGTAACTGGAGAGTTAATTAATAAAGATGCACAAAAATTCATTAAAAAGAAGTATAAAGATTCAACTTTCAGTAAAAGGATTTGGGAAAACAATAATGAAATTTCCAAAGAACTTCAGAATGAAATTGAAAAGTTACTAAAGGGAGAAACTTCAGTAAATGAAATCAAGAAAAATATTGAAGATAGGTTTGAAACCAGTAAATATAATGCTAAAAGGTTAGTCAATACTGAGGTAGCAAGAGTTCATGATGAAGTTTTCAAGAAATATTGTAAAGATAATGGAATAGAAGAATTAATTTATAAAGCAACATTTTGCAATACTTGTAAAAAGTGTAGAAGCAATCATAATAAAAGGTTTAAATTAAAAGATGCTCCTTCACTTCCAAGACACCCAAATTGCAAGTGTTACTATGAGTATGACTATAAATAATTTATATACGTAAATAATATACTCGTAAATAGAGATAAATCTCAAAAAGGAGTTGTAAATTATGACTGAAATTAAAAATAAAAAAATATATGATTTAGCTAAGTCTTTAAGTGATATTTTAAAAGAAGAATATAATCCGCATACTCAAATAATTATTAATTCTGAAAACTTTAGAATTACAGAAGATATATCTGGAGTTCCTTTTAATGATAATGGATTTTCAACTGAATTTATACAAACAGTTGATGAAGTTGGGGAAATGTTAGATAAAGCAATATCTAATTTGAGGAGGTAGTTGAATAATGAATGAAAAAGAATTTTTAGATTGGTGTAAAAAAGAAGTATGCAATTATACAAATAAACATTTAGATAAGACAGATAAAAAAGAAATTACAACAGATGATGTATTTATGGTATGGTGCTGTAAAACACTTCAAAATAATAAAGCTCTATTAAGTACTACTTTATTTGATGGAATGTATTATGAGTGTACTTATAATGGAGACAAGAAGGAAATGTATGTTGATGCATATAAGAAGTGGGAAAACTTTGCTGTTAAAAAAAGAAGGTTAGATAATGGACAATAAAGATATTATTAAAAGTTTAGAGAAAATACATAATGTTTTATGGTGGATATCTTTATGGTTAGCATTAAGTTTCTTTATAAGATAAATATTAGTATATTTAATGTAATTGTTAGGAGTGTTGCTAGATGAAGGTTTATGTAATAGAAGGAGATGTAACTGAAGATGGTCACAATTATTTTGGACTTATCTTTTCAGTTGTAGATTCAGAAGAAAAGGCTAAGGAGTTAGTAGAAGAATGGAACTCTAAATATAAAGATGTAAATTTAAATGAAGATTTTAGATTCGATTCCGAAGAACCTTTTAGTTATTCAGAGAAAATATTAAATAAAATCCCAACTGATTTATCAAAGTCTTGGAAATAAGGCTTTTTTTTGAAAAATAAGGAGGTAAGAAGATGAAAAAATCAGAATTAATGGCGTTATTAAACAACGTTAATGATGAAGATTCTATTGATGAAATCTTACAAGGTACAGATTTAGTCAAAGAATTTATTAAAAACGGCTTAACTTTAGAAGCTTTTAAAGGAAAGCTGAAAGAAAAAGAATTTAAAGACTTCATTAATGGGGAAGGAGGGAAAGACTTTGAGAAAAGATTGAAAGAATGGAAAAAGGCTAATCTTGAAAAAGAATTAGAACCTTTTATCCAGGAGAAATATCCTGATTTAATTACAGATCCAACTCAAAAGAAAATCTTAGAACTTGAAAAGAAATTAGCTGATGAACAAAAAGCTAATGCAAGAAAAGATTTAATTACAGAAGCTATTAAATATGCTAATGAAAAGAAAATACCTAGCAATTTAGTAGAAAATTTCTTAGGTGAAGATTTAGAAAAAACAAAAGAAAACTTGGATGGATTTATAGAAACAATAAATCCTTGGATTTCGAACCAAGTAGATGAAAGATTGGGGGCAAGTGCATGGATTCCTGGTGGTAATGGAAGTGCTGGAGCATCAAAAAGCTTAGGAGAACAACTTGCAGAAGAAGCAAATAATTCAGGCAAAGCCGAAGGTCCAAATCCTTGGGCTTAATTTTTATAAGGAGGAATTTATATATGTATTTTAATTCAAAGACACAAGAATTTGATAATGGTGTAGAAATAATGGCTACATATAGAAACAGAGTAACATTTTCATGTACTGTTTCTGATTCAGGAGTTGCAGAAAAAGGTGGTAAAAAAATAGTTCCTAAAGGATCACTTTTAGATGCATCAGGTGTTGTAAAAAATGATGCTACTGTAGTTGGGATATTAGCTGAAGAAGTTGATGTTACTAATGGACCACAACCAGGATCATTAATAGTTGAAGGTTATGTATTAAAAGATAGATTACCAGTAGCTCCAGAAACTTTAGCTGAAAAAGCATTAACAAAAATAACATTTAGATAAGAAAGAAGGGATATAAATGGCAAGAATAGACGAATTATTCAATACTAAAGAACTTTTAAATTATTATAGAGTAAAGAAACAACCAGCTATGCTAGGAGATATATTATTCCCAGCTAGAAAAATTCAGGATATAAAATTCGATATGATTACGGGAGCAAATGGACTCCCAGTTTCAGCTTCAATTCATGCTTTCGATACTGAAACTGAATTAGCTAGTAGAGAAGTTCTACAAAAAGGTGCTGCTGAATTAGCATTAATTAAAAGAAAAATAGCTATAGGTGAAAGAGAAATTATAGCTATAAATAATCCACGTATGGATTCAGAACAAAAAGCTCTTGTAATGGGGTTATTCAAAGATGGAGATAAGATGGTTGAATCAGTTCAAACAAGAATTGAAGCTATGAGAATGGAATTATTATCTTCAGGTAAGATTGCTATAAATGAAAACAAAGTAGCAATAACTTTAGATTATAAAGTTCCTGCTGGTAATAAAAAATCTTTTAATTGGAGCGATGCTTCAACTGCAAAACCACTTGAAGATATAAAAACTTTAGCTGATGCAGTTGAAGATGCTAGTGGTACTAAACCAACTAGAATACTTACTTCTTCTAAAGTATTAAATAAAATTTTAGCTTGTGAATCTGTTAAAAAAGCAATTTTTGGAGTTAACTTTGATAAAATTGCTACTAGAAAAGATTTAAATTCTCTTTTAGAATCAATGGAGCTTCCACAAGTAGCAGTTTATAATGCTAAATATAAAGTTCAAAACGCTAATGGTAAATATACAACTAAGAGATACTTCCCAGAAAACATATTATCTATGTTTGCAGAAAATGCATTAGGTGAAACTATCTATGGATTAACTGCTGAGGAAATAGAATTATTAGGTTCTAATAAAATGGAAGAAGCTAAGATGGTTGGAAATATCTTTGTAGGAGTTGAAAAAGAAGGAGATCCAGTAAGAAGATATACTAAAGCAGTAGCAACTGCATTACCTACTTTAGAGAATGGACTTGAGTTAGGTATAGGTACTATATCTTAATGGGAATGAGTGCTTAAAGCACTCTTTTTTATTAAATTGAGGTGATTATATGAATGAAATTATCCAGGATTTATTAATAGATCTCCCAAAGGCTCCAATTAGTAAGTTAGAACTTTTAATTAAAAGAGCTATAAATCAAATTAATAATTATCTAAATAAAAATTTTAGTGAAAGTGATTCTATTAAGAATTTTAAATATGCTATAGAACAAATAGTATTAGATACTTATTTGTATCAGCAATCTAAACAATATAAAGATGGAATTGTAAGAATAACAGAAGGTGAAAGAAGTATTGAATATAAAAGTACTTCTTCTACAGGAATGGTTATCTTTACAGATGAAGTTAAAGCTATGCTACCAACTCCTTATGTTAGGTTAATGGGATAATGGTTTTATTTCCGAATGCAGCTATAACTATTTATAACAAATTTTATGACAATACTTTAGAAAGAGATTGTTATAAAAGAACTGTTATAGAGAATGTAGATTGGCAAGAAAAATAAGAAGGTAGCATAAAAGAAAAAGGGTTGGTGCTTGATTCTAGCGTTAAAATTTTTATAGATAAGCTTGATAATTATATTTCTCCTAAAGCTTTTAGAAGATTAGAACCTGAAGAAAGAGAAAATTATTTTACTTTAGATATAGGAGATTTAATTGTAAAGGGAGATATTGATTTTGAAATAACTAGTCAAAAACCTTTTACAATAAAAAACTTAGAGCAAAATTATGATGATGTAGTATCCATTTTGGCAATTTCTAAATTTTCAGAGCACTTTGAAGTGGGGTGTAAGTAGTATTTATGAACGTTAGAATTGAAATAAATAGTACAAAGGATATCTTGGCCAAAAGAAAGCTACAAGATAATGGCCCAGCTCAACAAATGTTTACTAAAGAATGTGCTCTTTGTTTTAATAATTATGTTCCTTTTAAAAGTGGAACACTTAAAGATTTAGATGTAAAAACAAATGTAGATAATATAGTTTATTATGCTCCTTATGCTCGTAAGCAATATTACGAAAATAAAGGTAATGGAATTGGTGGAGTAAACCGTAATGGCCAAAGGGGCAAGTTATGGGATAAACGGGCTTGGAGTGACCATAGAGATAAAATAATTAATAAAGTCGCAGACTTTGTAGGTGGGAAAAGAGTATGACCGTTATTGAAAGTATAAGAAATTTTATTAAAAAGTGTCCATATTTAGAAGAATTTGAAGGAGCTATAAGAATAGGAGTAGACTACTTAGATAAAGAATCTACTACTTATTCCATTGAAAAAGTTCCTTCTAATCCAATTATAAAAAAATATGTAGATGGCTCTTGTAAAAAGCAAGAGCTTTTTATTTTTTCAAGCAGAGAGAGTTATGGTCCTGATATTTTTAACAATCTAGACAATATAAATTTTTATGAAAAATTTGCAGAATGGATTGAAGAAATGAACATTAAAGGAGAACTACCTTTGCTTGATAATAAAAAAGAAGCTGAAAAGCTAGAAGTAACCAGTAATGGCTATGCTTTTCAAACTGATGTTGATAAAGCTCAATATCAAATTCAGTTAAAATTAATTTATATAGAAGAAAGGAAGTAGATAGAATGGCAAAATCTATAAGAAATAGAACAGTAGTAGCAGATTATTTAAAAGTTGAAGAAGAATTTGTTTTTATGGGAACTGGTTTTACTGATATAAATGAAAGTCCTAACGCTAAAACAAATAAGAAGCAATATGTAAATGATAAATCTCCAACATCCTCCATAGTTTCATATGAATCTGAATTCCCATATGAAACAGATCAAATAAGAGATGAAAAAGCAATAGACTTTATATGTGATATAGGTGAACTTCATAAAACTGGTTCTGAATCAGAAACAGAATATATTAGAGTGGATTTAGATAAGCCAGGTACTGCTGATAATACATTTAGAGCAAGAAAATTTAATGTAGCTGTACAAGTTGATGATTTAAATTCTAAAGATGGTGAAATGACTGCTAAAGGAAAATTATTAACTAGAGGTGATTTAGAAGTAGGAACTTTTAATACACAATCTAAAGAATTTACTAAAGGATTTACTCCTAAAGTAGGATAATGAGGTGATTAATAATGATAAAAATAAATGGCGTTGAATTTGAATATGATTTATATGACCTTGAAGCAGCACAAAAGGTAAAAAGAGAATTAGAGAAAACTGCTTTTGCAATGGAACATCCTCCTAAAAATTTAGATAGGATAAAGTTAATAAGATTTACGGTTAAAACTATAGGAGATTGTTTAAATAATCTATTCGGTAAAGGTGCATCAGATAAAGTTTTTAAAGGAAAGGTTAATATGAGATTAGCAATTAAAGCCTTTAAGGAACTTTCTCTTGGATTAAGAAATGAAGATGCTCAGTTCTTTAAAGATATGGATTCTGAGCTTAAAGAGCTTAAAGAATTTTCTCCAAAAAGAGTAGAGCATAACTATAAAAATAAGAAGAAAAGATAATGTTTAACAATCTTTTAATAGATAGAATGCCTACTAAAGTTAAAATAGGTAAAAACTTCTATGAAATAAACTCAGACTTTAGATTTTCTGTTTTATTTGAATTATTGATGCAAGATGAAGAAATAGAAGATGAAGTTAAAATTCATCAAGCTTTAAAATTATATTTTCCTAAAATACCACCTTTAAAATATATAGAAGAATCTATAAATGCAATAATGTGGTTTTACGGTTGCGGTAACGAAGAAAGTTCAAACCAATATAATAAAAAATCTTATTCATCAGATTTAGAACAAGCTTACTCATTTAAATATGATAATAAGTATATTTTTGATGCTTTTCTAAGCCAATATAAAGTTGATTTACAAGAAGTAGAGTATTTACATTGGTGGAAATTTAGAGCTTTATTTGAAGGACTTACAGAGGAAAATACTATAATAAAAATAATGAACTATAGAACAATGGATTTAAATAAAATAGAAGATAAAAATGAAAGAGCATTTTATAAGGAGAAAAAAGAGTTCTTTAAATTACCTAAGAAAATTAGTAAAGCTGATGAAGAATATAAGAATAATATAGAAGAAATGTTAATGAATGGGGGAGTTTTAAATCTTGAAAAATTATAGTATACTTTTCATATAGAAAAATATGTGAAAGAAGGAATTAAAATGGGATTTTTTGATTTAAAAGCCACTTGTTCAGTGTGCAATCATGAAGTTGGATTAAATAGATTTAAAGTGAAAAAATCTAATGCGTGGATTTGTCCTAAATGCTTAAAAAAAGCTGGAGGTACTGCTAATATTAATGTATCTAAAATGACAATAGAGGAAATAAAAGAAATTATTGAAGAAAAACAATCTAATATTGAAAAAAGAAAATCTTTAATTGAAAAAGCTCCATTATCAACAGCTGAGGGGATGTATAAATATTGTTTAGATAATAAATTCGGTTCTGGCTGGAATGAAAAATGGGGAATAAAACATTTTAAGTTAATTGAGGAGAATTTACTTCCAAATGAAGAAGTAAAAATGGCCTTTATAGGTTTACATAATTATATTTCAAGTACAAAGCACGATGGAAACTTTGCATATGCTATAACTAATAAGAGAATAATAATGGCCCAAAAGAAGCAAATAACTGGTGAAAATTTTCAAACAGTATCATTAGACAATATTAATGATATAACATTTAAATCAGGAGTTTTATTAGGAATATTAACTGTAGATACTATAAAGGAAACTTTTAATATTGGACTAGATAAAGGCTCTGCAAAATCTATAAATTCAATGTTGCATAGTGTTATTGATAATATTAAAAATATATCAATAACGCCAGAAATAAAAGAAATATCAGCTAATAATTTCTCTATTGCAGATGAATTGAAAAAATATAAAGAACTTTTAGATTTAGGAGTATTAACACCAGAAGAGTTTGAATTACAAAAAAATAAATTATTGAATAAATAATAAAAATCACTTACTTAATTGTAAGTGATTTTTTATTTTACCCTCAAAGGAGGTGATTACTATAAGTGATGGAACAATAATTATAGATACAAAACTTGATAATAGTGGTGCAGAAAAAGGATTGCGAAATATAAAAAGTGAAGCTGCAAAACTTGCTCATGAATACAAAAAAGCTGGAATGAGCTCAAGTGATGCTTGGAAAAAAGCATGGAGTGAGATAGAGAGAGGTAGTTCTAAAGGCACCAATAAAGTAAAAGCTGACATGAGTTCAATTGCTTCGATTGCAAGAAAAACGGCAACTATATTAGCTGGTGTTTTTATTATAGATAAGATTAAAGATTATACTAGAGAAATTTACAAAGCTGGTATAAGTTATGACGCACTTTCAGAGCAAGCTTTGGTAGCGTGGACTACAATTTTGGGAAGCCATTCCGAAGCTGTAAAAATGATGGAGAAAATAACAGATTATGCCGCAGAAACTCCCTTTAGTAAGATGGGCGTTGATACTATGGCCAAACAATTAGCAAACGCTGATTTTAAAGGCCAAGCGTTATTTGATCAGTTAACTAAGTTCGGTGATATGGGTTCAGCTTTTGGAATACAAGAAGATTCATTAAAAGAAATGGTTCGTCAATATGCACAAGTACAACAAGCTCAAGTAGCATACACAGAAGATTTAAACATCCTTCAAGATCGAGGTATCCCAATTTTTAAAGCTCTTGGAGAGGTAATGGGAGTTCCAGTATCACAAGTTAAAAAATTGGCTTCTGAAGGTAAAGTAACAGCAGATGTATATAACAAAGCAATAGATAGCATAGCTTCTCATACTAAAGGGGCTATGGAAGGACAATCTCAAACATTTAATGGAATGATGTCTACTTTAGAAGATAACCTTAGTGTTTTATGGGGTTATTTAGCCCAAGACTGGTTTGAAGGTATAAAAGATTCTTTAAGTAGTTTTTTACCAAAGTTTGAGGAATTCGTTAAGCTAGTTGGAACAGATGGATTAAGTGGAGCTGTAAGTAAAACCATTCCTGAACTTAGTCCATTAGTTGAAATGTTGAGTAATTTAGGGAATATAATGCATACTGTTGTTATTCCAGCATTATTTAAATTTGGATTATGGTGTTCTCAACACATAAATATAATTGCTGCATTGGTAATTACTTTAGGAACTTTAAATCTAGTTATAAAAGGAGTATTAGCTGCTGAAAGAATAATATTATTTATACAATCATTTAAAAAAGCAATTATAGCTATTAAAGAGTTTGAAATACTAACAAAATTAGCAACAGCAGCACAGTGGTTATTTAATGCTGCTTTAAGTGCCAATCCAATTGGACTTGTAATAATAGGGTTAGTTGCTTTGATAGCTGGACTTGTATATCTATGGAATACTTCTGAAGGTTTCAGAAATTTTTGGATAAATGCATGGGAATCTATAAAAAACACTTGTAGTATAGCTATAGATGGAATTTCAAAATTTTTTACTGATACAATACCTAGTGCTTTTGATAATTTAATTAACTCAGCAAAAGCTACTAAGGATTTCTTCGTTAACGGTTTTGAATACATTAAAAATTCAATAGATCAATTCGGAAGTGAATTAGTTGCAAGATTTAAAAATTGGTGCGATGAAGTATGGATATTATTTACCCAAACTATTCCTAGTTGGATTCAAAGTATAGTTGATTGGTTCTCAGAACTTCCACATCATATAGGATATGCTTTAAGTTATGTATTTATAAAGCTTGTAATGTTTGGTGTCCAAGTTATAGACTTTTTTGCCAATACGGTACCTACATGGATTGATGCAATAATAAATTGGTTTTCTGAATTGCCAGGAAAGATATGGACTTGGTTAGTAGATTCATTAAATAAAGTAAAAGCTTGGGGCCTTGAAATGGGAACTAAAGCTACTCAAATAGCTAGTGAATTCTTAGTTAATACTGGTACATGGCTTTCTCAATTACCAGGTCGAATTTGGACTTATTTAACTGATTCTTTTAACAAGGTAAAACAATGGGGCTTCGACATGGGCGTAAAAGCTGGTCAAATAGCAGCAGAGTTTTTGAATAATACAATAGATTATTTTTCAAAGTTACCAGGTAGAATTTGGACTTGGCTAAGTGATACTGTTTCTAAAGTTAGAACTTGGGGAGGAGATTTATGGAATGCTGGTGTAAATTCAGCTAAACAGTTAGTTGATTCTGTAGTTGATACAGTAGAAGCTATACCTGGTAAAATGCTTGATATTGGTAGACACATTGTAGAAGGGCTTTGGCAAGGTATCATTAACGCTAAAAACTGGTTTATGAGACAAGTAAATGGATTCTTTAGTGGTATAGTTGATGGAGCTAAAGCAGCACTTGGAATTCATTCACCTTCTCGTGTAATGAGAGATGAAGTTGGTAAATGGATTATGCCTGGTGTAGAAGTTGGTATGGATAAAACAATGCCAGACTTACAAAGCAATATGAAGGAAAAGCTATTAAATTTAACTAGAGAAATGAAAGCTAAGGTTGCTTATGAATCACAAAGTTTAGGAACTACAGTTGTTTCAAGAAGTTCAAATGAAATTATTAATAAAAATAGTAACGATTCTGAAAATAATCCAAGAAAATTTATTTTAAATATTGAAAATAAAAATTACTTAGATGGTGAAGAATTAGCAGGTCATACAACACAAAAAGTTATAGAAAATATAGGTGAAAGTCAAGATAGTTACACAATAAGTACAGGAGGTGATTTCAGTTTTGCATAGACCAGTATCTTTTAATTTTAATAATAAAAATTCTTGGTATGGCTTTAAAATAAAGATTTTAGATAAAATTATAATTCCATTTCCACAGAAAAAGCAATCTACTATAAAAATACCAGGGGGAGAAGATCTTGTTGAAGTTGAGGGTGGCTATGAAGATATAACTATTCCTGTAAAAATTGATATTCTTGATAAAAAAATGATTAAAACTAAATATAGAGAGATTAAAAGATGGTTGTCTATTATAGAAGATGACCATCTTATTTTTTCAGATGATTTAGATTTTTTTTATAAAGTAAAGATGATAGATCTTAAAGAATTTGAAACACAATTTCAAATCTCTGGAGTTGCTACAATTAATTTTATTTGTTCCCCGTACCTTTACTTAGTTAATGGCGAATGCGAAATTGATTTTGAAAATAATCTTTTTAATGAATTCCCACTTAGTGCAGAACCAGTTTATAGAATCGTTGGTAATGGCACCATTAAATTAAATATAAATTCAAAGGTAGTAACTATTGATTTAGCAGATGAAATAATTGTAGATATTCCCAGAAAATTAACTTTAAGAAATGGGAAAATCGAAGGCAAAAGAAAAAAGGGGAAATGGGAAGATTTAGAACTTATTCCTGGAGATAATAATTTAAGTTATGAATTAACTCCTGGAACTACATTAAAATCTTTTACCATAATTCCTAATTGGAGGACACTATGAGTATTGAATATTATAAAGGTGATAATTTTAATTATGACTTTGATGGTGATGTTACTTTAAAACCTAATAAAGCAATCTTTAAAATATCTCTTAACGGTGTCTGTGAAATAGAGATAGACCATCCCTATGATAAAGAAGGTAGATGGAAATTAATAAATGGGAATGGAGTTATAAAAGCTCCTACACCTTACTCTGAAGGGCAGTTATTCCCGATTTACAATATAGATAAAACTATGTTAACTACTGGCCTTAAAATTAAGGCAAGACATATTTTCTTTGATTTATATTACTCTACTACAGAAGACATAAGAGCAGTTAATTGCAATTGCCAAAGAGCTTTAAATATCTTATTAGCTGATACTAAATTTAATGGCCACTCTAATATTAAGAAGATTAATACTTGTTATTTTGTTAAGCAAAACAGAATTGAAGCTATAAATGGAAGTAACAGAGATAATAGTATTATAAATAGATGGGGTGGAGAGATATTCCTGGATAATTTCGATGTTTATGTAAATGAACGTATTGGAGAAGATAAAGGTCTTGAAATTCTGTATGGAACCAATATGGTTGATTTAGGACTTAAGGAAAATAGAAAAGATATAGTTACTAGGATTAAACCGGTTGCCTTTAACGGTAGGAGACTTCCAGAACTTTTTATAGATAGTCCTTTAATTAATAAATATAGAATCATATATGAAAAGTATATTGAGTTTAATAATCTAAAATTTAAAGGAGATCTACAAAATGAAACTGAAGAAAATGATGATGGAAGCATAATCTTTGAAACTGAAGAAGAACTTTATAATGCATTAAGAGAAGAATGTAGAAAGCTTTTTGAAGGTGGATTAGATAAACCTACTATAACAGGAAATGTTAAAGTAGCTGCATTATCTAATACAGAAAAATATAAATATATTGAAAATTTAGTTGATATAGGGCTAGGTGATACTCTTATAGCTAATCATACTGATTTAGATGTTAATATTAGAGTGCGTTGTATAGGCTATGAATGGGATATTTTAAAAGAAAAATACATTAATGTAAGCATAGGCGAAGTAGTAAAAAATTATTTCCAAAATCAAAGTGATACTACTCAAAAAGTTAATGCAATTTTAAACAAAAATGGTTCAGTTAAAAGTGAAGAACTTTCAGGAATAATTCATGCTACTAAAGCTCAGTTTCAAGCTATGAGAGACGCTTCACAACCGCAACACGTCTTAGCTATGCTATTTGAAGATAGAATAAAAGGTTCTAAAACCTATGGGGCTTGTGCTATAGGTTCAATGGGATTAATGATAGCTAGTAAAAGGTTACCTGATGATAGTGATTGGGATTGGAATACTTTTATTGGTGGTGGATTTGCCATGGCAGATTGGCTAATAGGCAAGTTAAAAACAGTTCTTATTCAAAATATGGATGCTTCTTTTGAAATTGATTTAAATAAACCTGGAGGAGCTTTATTTAGAAACAATGGAAAAGATGCTATATTAATCGAAAACAATATGATTAAACTATTTAATTGGAAAAAGAATGGAGACTTCATAGGTGGCTTAATGGCACTAATTAAAGGAGATGATGAAAATAAACCCCTTATAGGTTTATCTAATGATATCGATAGTGCTTTAGCTTTAGGATATGCAAAAAAAGATTCTATTAGCGTACCTTCGTATATCGAATTTGATAAATACAATATTTTAGAAGATTCAGGTGGAAAGCCAGTAAGAATATATGAAGAAGTAGATTTTAAAGGAAATAAAGTTTATAACATAGATATTAGGTCCGATAATGGCAAAAATAACATAATGGTTGGAGACCATTATATAAACTTAACTACCGAAAACAATGAAATAGTAATTTCTGATAGAGGTGTTAGAATTGGCAAGAAAAATACATTTTATTATGATGCTAATTCAGGCGATATAACTTTAAACGGAGTTATTAAAAATAGTAATGGTCAAGTAATACTGGATCCTAACAATGCTGGAATTGGTGGCGGAGGAATAGATAACATAGGAAATGTATCTAAAGGAATTCCTTCTCGAAAATATTTCAGATACGTTAAGGGGATAGAAGGACTACAACAATATCCAGGAAATATTGGAGATGGACAAATAACATATGGTTATGGAGTTACTCAAGCAAATGAACCAACATATTTTGCTAAATTAGGTCCTGCACCATGCAGCGAAGAAACTGCATCTAAAGTTTTATTTGAATTAATGCCAGACAAATATGGTTCTTTAGTTAAAAATCAAATGCTTAAAGATGGTTTAGACCTTAGTAAAGTTCCTATAAATGTTTTTGATGCATTTGTAGATTTGTGTTATAACACAGGCTATTATAACTCTAGAATGTATAGGGCATGGAAAGATGGTGCTAGTTTAGATAGTATCTATAATGATTGGTTAACATATGCAACTATGCCAGGTACAATTTTTCAAGATGGACTAGAGCGTAGAAGAAAGGAAGAAGCTGAAATGTTTAAAAATGCTAATTATATTATGTCACCAATTAGTATTTTAAATGCACACGGAGGTCAAATAGGTACAGTAAAGGGAGATGGATATTTCCCAAGTTTTACTGGCAATTTTAAAACAGTAAATAATGCTTATGGTAACGGATGGATTATTCCCGTTACTGGTGGACAAGTAACTGCACTCTTTGGACATTATCCTAGTGGTGCTCCACACAGTGGTACAGATTTTGGGGTTCCAGAAGGTACTCCAGTAAGAGCTAGTAAAAGTGGAACTGTTATAAAGCGAAGAGAGTTAACTACTTCTTATGGTAAGTATTTATTTATAGACCATGGAGGTGGATTAGTCACTATTTACGCTCACAATTCAGAGTTATTAGTAAATGAGGGTGATACAGTAAAAGCAGGACAAGTTATAGCTAAGTCAGGCTCAACTGGCAATTCGTCAGGCCCACATAGCCATATAGAGCTTAGATATAATGGTACTCCAGTTAACTTTGCGCCAAGCTTAAAAATAGGACAAATTGTTTAATGTAAAAATAAAATATTATAATTTTTTTGATATCACCCTATGTTATAATATGGAATAATCAGTTGTTTATGAGGAGATGGAATAGTAAATGACCAAAGCGAAAACACATCGAGAATTTTTGGAAGAAGTAAAAAATAAATTTCATGGCGAATATATTGTGTTAGGACAATATAAAAATTGGAAAACGAAAATATTAGTAAGACATAATTGTGACAACTGTAAAAAATATGAATGGGAAATTGCTCCAACCAATTTATTAAAAGGTTACGGTTGTCCTATATGTAGTGTTCCACCACAAAAAACAGTATTAGGTATCAATACAATATGGGACACAGATAGATGGATGTGCGACCTTGGTATATCTGAAGAAGATTCCAAGAAATATTCTCGTGGTAGTGGTAAAAAGATAACTATTACTTGTCCTGATTGTGGAAAAGAAAAGAAGATTGTTATAAAGGAGATTTATAATAGAAAATCAATAAGTTGTTCTTGTGGAGACGGGAAGTCATATCCTGAAAAATTTGTTATGAATGTATTAGAACAACTGAATATTAATTTTGAAATAGAATATAAACCTAAATGGATAGATAATAAAAGGTATGATTTCTATATTAAAGATTTCAATTGTATCGTTGAAACGCATGGAAGTCAACATTATAGTAGAAAATTTACTATTGCTAAAGCTAGAACACTAGAGGAGGAACAATCTAATGATAAATATAAAAAAGAAATGGCTTTTAAAAATGGTGTTAAACATTATATAGAATTAGATTGTAGAGAGAGTAATTTAGAATGGATTAAGAATTCAATTCTTAACTCAAAATTAAATGAGTTATTTGATTTAAGTAAAATTAATTGGAACAAATGTGCTGAATTTGCAAGTAAGAATATTGTTAAAGAAGTATGTGAATATTGGAATAATAAAATAGAAGAAGAAGGTACAGTTAATATTGGAAAACATTTTAATATTGCTAGAGGAACTGTTGTTGAATACCTTAATAAAGGTACTAAATTAGGTTGGTGTCAATACAGTGGGAAAGAAGAATTAAAAAAATGCGGGATCAACTCAGGTAAAGCTAGTAGTAAAAAAGTAGAAATCTTTAAAGATAATCAAAGCTTAGGAATATTTAATTCATGTGCTGAATTATCAAGACAAAGTGAGGAGTTATTTGGAGTTAAATTATTAACAAGTAAAATATCACTTGTATGTAACAATAAAAAACCTCAATATAAAGGTTTTAACTTTAAATATTTATGACAAGTTATTTAGAGTAGATTAATTTCTACTCTTTTTTATTTTAGAAAGGAGGGTATTATGCAATATATACAGACTAAAACAGTTTATATAGATAGAGATGAGTTAATCGAGATTAAAGCAATAGAGCATGATGTTAAAACACGCTTTATAGATTTTAAATTTATAGCAACTAATAAGATTTTAGATATAAGCCATTGTATTGTTAGAGTTTATGCTATCAATAGTAAAGGAAATGAAATATTTAATAACCTTACTATAATAGATGGAGCCAAAGGAATTGCACAGTTAGAATTGACAGATTCTTTATTAGTGCCTGGCACCACAGAATATAAATTGAAAATTTATACAGACAATGGAGGTATTCTTAGCTCTAATAGATTTAATTTGATAGTTTCTCCTGACTTAATGACATGTAATGCTATTGAAGGAACTAATGAATATAAAGCACTAGATGAAGCTTTAAAGACAGTTGGGAATATTAATGCTACTGAAGTAAGAAGTAAAGAAAATGCTTCTAACATAGCTAAAATAACAGAAAAATTAGATTATACAGCAGAAAGGATGCAAGATAATACAGAAACTATTATCTATAATCTTAAAAATAAGGAAGGTTCCTACGGAGATTGTATAGTCATAAAGGCGGATGATGGAACTTTTAGTATGATTGATTGCTTCATGGAAGAAAACTATCAGATTATGATAGAACAATTAGATAAGATTGGAGTAACTAAATTAAAATACTTCTTTGCTACTCATGATCATAGCGACCATATTGGAAATGCACCAGCCATTATAGAAAAATATAGACCTGACTTTATCGTTTATAAAGACAGTATAGATTATTCTAGGTTGCCAAGCGTAGAGCAAGAATGGGACACTAAAGGATATCACGATAGAATGTTGGCAGCTGCAGATAAATTCAATGTGCAAAAGATAGTTGCTAATGACCAACAATTTAAAATAGGTAAAAATGACTATATAGAAGCTTTTGCAAGTAAATTCTATGACTATACAAATGAAAATAGTATGAGTGTTAATTATCTTCTAGTATCTCATGGAACTAAAAGCCTATTCCCTGGTGATAGTACGACAGCTACCGAGTCTCATTTGCAGAATAGAATAGGTAAAATAGACCTTTATAAACTTTCTCATCACGGAGCTGATGGTGGGAATAGTGATAAAAGATTTGAAGAGTTACAAGCTAGGTATTGTTTAATAGATAGATTAGATGTTTATAAGAAAGATATAATAAAAAACTTTGCTTTAAAGTGCTTGAAGTATGGCGGTAAAGTCTACAGTAATGATAATAACGATATGACAGTATTTAAGATAACTAGAGGAGCTATTTATCCATGCTGTCATGAGTATAAATTACCACTTCAATTCCTAGATTACTATAGTGGAAAATACAAAATGACTAATGAAGCTGGGGGAATTGCAACCAAAGGAATATATCCTTATAAGAGTGATTTCTATTTCGTAAAAGATGATGGATTTATTGCTAAAAATGAGTGGATAAAACATGATGGGATTGATTATCACGCAAGTTCTTCAGGTGCCTTAGATAGAAATTGCTTTATTCAAGGCACTTTTAACGAAAAGCCATGCTATTATTGGATAGATGAAAATTGCAAAATGGTTATAGAGCCTAAACTTATTTATTATAACAATAATACTTATTTAATTAAGTCTAATACATTAATGGCAGAAGAAGAGTTTTATGAATACCAGGCTAACTATTATTATGCTGGTAAAGGTGGAGCATTAAAGAAGAATGAATGGCTTTATAAAGATTCTAACTACTATTGGCTAAAATTTGATGGAGTAATGGCTAGTGAGGAAACTTTATTTATTGAAGGTAAATGGTATGACTTTAATGGAAGTGGAGTATGTACTAATCCAGAGGGAAGGGACACTAAAGCAAAATAGAAAGGAGAGTGAACTATGAGTGAAATAGGACTAAATATTAATGTTGATTCTTATAATAACGAAGGAATAAAAACAATAAAAGGCAATAATAATGCAGAAATCTATAAACTATATATCTTAAAGAATAAAAGAAGATTAAGTTTAGTAGGTAAGACTGTTAAACTTGGCTATGTAATGGCTGGGACAACAAATGGAGATGTAATAGAAAATTTAAACATTACAAATGCAGAGCAAGGAGAAATAACATTCCCAATAACTAATAGAATATCTAAACAAGATGGTGTCTATTCTTGCCAGCTTGCTATTTATGGAGCAGATGGATTCTTAGAGCATACAGCAACATTTGGATTAACTGTAGAGGATAATATATTTACTAAAATAGCTGGAGAAATAGCAGATAGTAAAGACTTTACTTATTTAGAAAATATACTAGACAAAGCTAGTAAGTTAAGTGAAAAGTTAAAAGAAAATACTTCTACTGCTACTAATGCAAATAGTAATTTAGAATCTAATATAACAGAAGCTAATAATATTAATTCTAAGCTCTTAGAAAATACTTCTACTGCTACTTCTTTAAATAAAAATTTAGAATCTAACATAGATCTAGCTAAAGAAGTTAAAGAAACTATAAAAGATTTAGATACTAAAAATATAGAGGCTACAGAGAAAATAGAAACACTAACTGGATTAAATTCTAAAGCTGAAGAACTATCAGATAATATAAATAAAGGACTACCTTTAAATTCAGAACTTGTTAAAAATACTGAAGAAGCTAAAACTGCTAACACAAACCTTGCAGCAACCAACCAAGAAGCTACTTCTAAAAATACAGAACTTCAAGCTTCTTTGGAAAAGACTAAAGAATTCATAGAAGGGTTGGATGGAAGTCAAAACATTCCTCAAATTCGTATGGATGTAACGGAACTACAGAATGGACTTAAAAGTAATCAAGCTTTAAGTTATGAAGGGAGTTCTATAAGTGCAAATAACACACTAGAAGGTAGAACTGAAGGAATGAGGATTGGTGGTAGGACTTTAGTTAATTTAGTTAATTATAAAAAGATAAGAGAATATGTAGCAACTGGAGCTAAAAGTGATAATGATACAATTACTTGGGATTTTGATAATTTTGAGATACCTTATAACAATTGGAATATGATTTATGACACATTAGATATGTGTGAAGCTGGTAAAACTTACACTGCTATTTTTAATGTTTTAGAAAATACAACTGAAGTTATTAAAACTGGCGAAAAAACTGGAATATCAATTATGAACTGGAATGTAAAAAATGGAGGAAACACATGGCCAGAAGGTGATTATGTTTTAAAAGGTTCTGGTATTATATTAAAAAAATTAACCTTTGAAAAAGGAAGTTTAGAAAAGTCAAAGATAGCATTTAATGTCCATGGCAAAGAAGATGTTGGGAATACCCCTAAGAGATTAAGAGGTAAATTTGTTTTATCAAAAAAAATAATGATTCTTGAAGGAGATTGGACAAATAAAGAAATACCTAGCTTTTTTGAAGGATTAAAAAGCTTTGGAGAAGATGAGAAAGTTGGAGATAAGTATAAAATTAGTGTTTTATCACATAATAAAAATTTATTTGATTATAATAAATTAACTGGTGGTGAAATAGTAAGTTTTAATGATAGAAAATGTTATAAATTTACTGATAATTCAACTAATTTTACTCTTGATGTAAAAGGGGAGGAAAATAAACAATATACTATATCTATAAAAATGTATAGAGAGCCTTCCCAAATTGAAAAAAGGCTTAACGTTCAATTCGTTTATTCAGACGGAACATTTAAAACTTATAATTTAGACCACAATGTTTTAAGAGAATTTACAACCGAGAGCGGAAAAACATTAGTTAGGATAAAGGGTGCTTATAATCATAGTTTGAATTGTTATATAGATTTAGGATGTACTCAATTAGAAGAAGGTTCTCAAGCAACTTCTTATGAACATTATAAAGAAGATAAAAAAAATATTTTAATTAAAGGTCCATTACCTGAATGGGACACTATGTATGAGGATAATGGACAAGTTAAAGTTTGTAGAGATTCAGGAGAATATACTTTTACTGGAGATGAAAACTGGCAACTATCATCAGAATTACAAGATGAATTTTTATGTTTTTATATATTCTTTCCTCAATCAACTGTATTAACTAAAATTTTATGTAATAACTTTATCCAAAAACCAACAATGGAAAAAGGAGTTGAGTGTATAACTAATAATGGAGGTGGTAGTTCAATTATTAGAATTAAGATAAGGAAGTCAAAATTAACTACTCAAAATATTGAAGGCTTCAAAGCATGGTTAAAAGCAAATCCAACTAAAATAGTTTATCAACTTGCTACACCAACTGTAGAAGTTGTAGAAAATTGTGTAGATATAGATTTAGATACATTTGTAGAAAAAACTTATTTTAATATATTAAACTCACTTCCAGGTAGTTTAGATTTTAAAGTACCTTCAAACCTAGGAAGCTCTTTGCAAAACTTAGCCAAAGAAGTTAATAATATCTGGGATGTTATTAATAATCTTTTAGTACCAAGCATAGTAAAAGCTAATGGAAATATTGCTATGATTAAATTAAATAATAATTTAAAATAAATGAAAGGATGATTAATTATGATGTATGAATTATGTAAAAGACAAATAGCAAATGGATGTAAAACAGAGAAGGAAAGAGAGGAAATGAAGCAATTTTTAGGCTGCTTTATGATGACACATGAAATAACACCTGAACAATATATGGAGTTATCTAATATGTTAAAACCAGTTGCAGTAGTAGTTACACCAACAGAAACTACACCAATACAAGCTTAATAAATAAAACAACAGGGGAATAATTAAGGCTAGAGATAGTCTTTTTTTATTTCTCTAAATTAAGAAAGAGAGAAGAGGATGGAAAAGGTATTTGATTATTTAAAAGCAATAATAGTAGCACTAGGAACTGGATTTACCTGGCTATTCGGAGCATGGGACACACCTTTAGCAACATTAGTTGTGTTTATTATTTTAGATTATATAACTGGGTTAACACGAGGGTATGTAAATAAAGAATTATCCAGTGATGTAGGTTTAAAAGGAATAGCTAGAAAAGCAATGATACTTACAGTTTTAATAGTTGCTGTAATGCTAGATAGGTTACTTAATAATGGGACTTGGGTATTTAGAACAGTTATTTGTTATTTTTATATAGCAAATGAAGGAATAAGCTTATTAGAAAATGGAGCAGCACTAGGATTGCCTATTCCAGAAAAATTAAAAGATGCCTTAATACAATTAAGAGAAGGTAAAAAGAAATTTTAAATAAAAGAAAGGATGATATTAAAATGGAAAAGATAATAGAACCAATATTAACAGCTTTAACTTTAGGAATAGTTGGAGTTATTTTAGCTATTATTAAAAGTGTTGGAGATGTTACTATCCAATACATAGCTAAGAAAAAAGAAATGGTAGAACAAAAATTAAAGCTAGATCAACATGAAGAAGAAATCAAAACAGCTAAACAAATATGGAATATAGTTGAGGAGAAATATCGTATAACAGATAATATAAAAGACTTAGCAAAATCAAAAGCAGATTATTTTGATAAATTACTTTTAGAAAAAATACCTTATTTAACTGAAGAACAAGTAAAGATGTTACGCCAAACTATAGCTGGAGAGGTTAATAAAGGGAAAACTTTGTTACATGAAGATAGTTTAAAACAACAAGCTACACAATTAGTAGAAGAAAATGAGAAATTAAAATTATTAAATGTAGAAACAGAAAATAAATTAGCTGCAGTAAAAAGCTTAAATGAAAGCCTATAATTTAGGTTCTCTTTTTTATAAAAAATAACAGTAAAGGAATGACGGAAATGACTAAAGATAAAAACAGTAAAATGATGAAACCACCAATAACAAGAATGGGAGGAAAATCAAAGCTAAGAAAAACAATAATAGAAAATATTCCAGAACATACTTGTTACATAGAATTATTCTTTGGAGCTGGATGGGTTTACTTTGGGAAAGAGCCTTCGAAAGTTGAGGTGATTAACGATGTAGATAAAGAGCTTATTAATTTATTTAAGATGATTAAATACCATGCTCCTGAAATTGAAAGAATGTTAGAGTATGAATTTTCAGGAAGAGATATATTTGAAGAATATAAAAATGTTACTTTAGAACATTTAACAGAAATACAAAGAGCTGTTAGATTTTTATATCTAATTTCTCAAAGTTTTGCGGGAAAGGGTAATCATTATGGGTATGGAACTAATACCAAGCCTTCTCCACAGATTTTTTATAAAGGAGTATTAGGAGATATAAAAAATAGACTTAGAAACACTTATGTAGAAAATTTATCCTTTGAAAAAATTATAGAAAAATATGATAGAGAATATAGTTTTTTCTTTTGTGATCCACCATATTTTGAAACAGCAGGGTATGGAACAGAGTTTGGCGAAAAAGAGCATTTACTGTTAAGAGATAAATTAAAAAATATAAAAGGAAAGTTCTTAGTAACTATAAATGACCATCCAAAAGTAAGAGAATGGTATAAAGATTTTAATATTAAAGAAGTAAAAGTAATGTACTCCGTATCTAATCAAGCAAGTGCAAGAAAAGAATATGGGGAATTGATAATAACAAATTTTTAAAAATAAAAGAAAGAAGGAATGTAAAATGTTAAAAGGAATAGACGTATCAGAACACCAAGGAAGAATAGATTGGGAAAGAGTAAAAGGTAATATAGATTTTGCTATATTAAGAGCAGGATATGGAAGAAATAATATAGATAAGCAATTTATAAGAAATATAGAAGAGTGTAATAGATTATGTATTCCAGTAGGTATATATTGGTTTAGTTATGCTTGGAATGAAGAAATGGCTAAGAATGAAGCTAGATATGTGCTAGAAGCCATTAAAGGTTATAGAGTTGATTATCCTATAAGCTATGACCTAGAATATGATACTTTAAACTATGCATCTAAAAATGGAGTTACTATAGGAAAAAGATTAGCTACAGATATGGTTAAAGCCTTTTGTGATGAAATAAACCGTAACGGATATAGAGCTATGAACTATACTAACCAAGATTTCTTATTAAATAAATTCTATATGAATGAGTTAACTAATTATCCATTATGGTATGCATGGTATAACTCTAAACTTAATAGAGATTGTGCTATATGGCAATATTCAGAAAGTGGACAAGTACCAGGCATTGGTGGAGCAAGCGTAGATATGAACTATTGCTATGAAGATTTCTTAAAGAAAGATTTTACACTAGAAAATGCTACTACTTGTAATGTCGATACTGAATTAAATATAAGAGCAAAAGGAACTACAGGTGCAACTATAGTCGGAAGCATACCTGCAGGAGATAGATTTAGAATTAAGTGGGTAGATTCTGATTACTTAGGTTGGTATTACATAGAGTACCAAGGTATTACTGGATATGTAAGCCAAGACTATGTAGAAAAACTTCAAATGGCTACTACTTGCAATGTAGATTCAGTTCTTAATGTTAGAGCAGAAGGTAATACAAGTTCTAATATAGTAGCTACAATTAATCCAGGAGAAGTATTCAGAATAGATTGGGTAGATTCAGACTTTATTGGCTGGTATAGAATTACTACAGCTAATGGAGCAAATGGATTTGTTAAATCAGATTTTGTAAAGAAACTATAATAAAAAGGCTAGGTGGGTTTAATCCTACCTAGCCTTTTTTTATATTTAAGAATCTATTTTTTATTTCTTATTTCATTAATTAATATCGCAACTGAGACACCAATAACTGAAGCTAAAAATAGTATTGCAAAAAATATTCCATAAAGATAAGAATATAATATTTCTTTAGTGAAAAAATTAGCTAAGCCAGTAGAAATTATAAATCCTAAAATAAATATAATAATACTTATTAAAATATATTTAATTATTTTATTCATAAATTCTACCTACTAACATGTATTGAAGATTGATGCTGATCATATTTAGTTCCAGCTGATATACTTGGACGACCATCTGTACCTATACTTATATCACCAAATCCCAATTCTTTGTGTACATAATGTCCATTTATCCATCCTTGATTATATCCACTTCCAACAAAGTTGACACCTGTCTGTATCATTGCATTATGATATAAAGTTGAAGATGGATTACCATTGTCTAAATTGAATGTTGCCAGTACTCCATTTTTTCCTTCATTGTTTGCTTTAACTACTAATCTTTCAACTCTATCTCCTCCAGGGTAATAAGGGTCATAGTAATGATATTCTGCTGCTCTTGTACTGGCATTTCCTGAAATTATTAATCCATTAGAAAGAGAAATTCCTATTGCATCAGTTAATCTTAAATATGGATCTTTAAGCCATGATGAAAAGTTATAAGCCATATAATCACTTTGAATAGATGGATCACCATAATAAACTTGTAAGTCAACTCTTATCCAAGATGATGGAGTTGTTTCTTGGCTTCCTATACCCCTAATTACTTCCTTTAATTCTTCTTTTTTACTTTCAACCTCATATTCTTCTCTAGTAAATTCTTCAACAATAAAATCTTTGTTTACTTCTTCTTTAGTTTTATATTCTTTTTTTAACTCTTCTGTTTTAGGAGTATATCTTATATATACTTCTTCACTAGAAACTAATTCTCCAGTAGTATACTTTTCTAAACTCTCCTTAAACGATGGAAACTTTTCGATCAGTTCTTTAGTCTGTCTATCATAATTTTTTTCATTATTAGTATTAGCAAGAACTATTGATCCATTAGAAGCTAAAGATGTTACTAAGCATAAAGATAAAATACTAAAAAGTTTTTTAATTTTTTTCATTTTAATTCCCCCTTAAACTCAAACAATTATAAAAACATCTAATTGCTAAAATAAAAATTATTTTAATCAAATTCAAAATTGATTTTATACCTTTTTTTTCTTGTTTTCAACTTATTTTAGAATAAATGTAATAAATTAACTGCTAGTTAATAGTTTTTTTATTTTTTACATATTA